TCCGGATATGCCTTCCTAGCAACATGAGCCGACATCGGTTTCCACGGTGTACGATGCTCCTTCATAGCAAGGATTAATTTTGCATCCTCGGGATGTAATCCTTCGAGGTACTGAATGAATAGCTGTTCGCGGCGAATCTTAGCGATGTTGTTTCCAGGAAGAAAAAGATACATCTTCTTCCACTCTGAATACAGTCGTTCTTCTAAATCGATTGACTGTTCGGGGGTGGCTGGTCTATATGGTGGGTCACCGTCGGGAAGATCCATATTGATATCTTCGTCGAACATAACTTTAAGGACACCTTGTAGGATTACACTATCATGTTTGTGTAAGTGTTCTACTCGGGATTGTACGTCGGGAAGCGCAGCAGCTTCCTCGAGAATTTGGGAGATGCGTTTCATCATTAGAATTCCGAAATATTTTCCATTAAAAACTTTAGTTTGTGTTTGATAAAGTAGTTGAACAGTTGGTTCCTATCTTTACCTGCTTCCGAGTCATACTCTTGGATAATCTTATCCTTAATCTCACTCGGTATATTATTTAGTGAAATTAAAAGCTCGTTTCGTTTCCAGTTGCGTTGCTCTTCGTCTTTCAACTGCTCGAACGGAGTAGTCATAAAGTAGTCAAGTCGCTTCTGAGTGATAATACCCTGTCGCGTACCAGTCACGAGGCAGTCATCCTTAGACAGGATGTTAGGAATACCGTCGCTAGTATCACCACGGATAATATGCTCGCGCAGGAACTCGTCGGCATCCGTGCAGCTCAACATGCGTTTGCGCGTAGGATCGTACTGCTCGACGTTATTATAGCATTGCAGTTGCTTGAAGTCTTTGTCACCAGAGACAATCATAATCTTTTCAGCATTACCGAACTCAACACCAAACTTGTGTACGAGAACACCGATAACGTCATCGGCTTCGGCATTTTCTACGTGAATGACGCGATACGGGAAGAATGCCTTGAGTTCCTCGCGGACTTTAGCAAATGTGTCAAACACAGTCGTCCAGTCCATGTCAGAAGCTTCGCGACTCTTGCGACGATTGGCTTTGTAGTATGGAAACGCACCACGACGCCAGCTGCTGGAGTCACAGGCGATAACCATCTCGCCGTAGTCGGCTGCGAACTTCTTACGGATATTACGCAAGCCATTCAGAATCATGTGGCGAAGCAGATCTTCATCTAGCTTGGCATTTTGATGAGAGCCAAGCTGAGTCATCAGATTAGCAATCATTACTTGTTGTAAGTCAATTATAAACATTTTATGTTACCATTTCATAGAAATCTTCTGCGGTGACCTGCAGTGGGTGTAGGATATTACGTTCGCCGAGTAGCATAGAATACATGGCTTCTCGGAACAGAATATAATCTTTCGGGTTCACTTCTGTGGGCTTGATACCACGACTCACAAGAATCGTCCATGCAGCTTGCAGTGCAAGATCGGCGATGTCGGTGACCTCGTCGTACGCAGTGACAAAGTTGTCAACTACTTCAGAGACTTGTTTCTCGGTTTTGACCTCTTCCTGTTTAGCTTTGAATCGGTCAGCAACGTCAATTACATTATTATCGCTCATAGATATTTCGCCTTTCGTCCTCGCTTCATTGGCACGACTGGTTCTTCGAACTCGTCGATCATTTCATCACGCGGATCGCGGAAAGATAGCGGTAGATCGGTGCCAGCATTTATCTTTACGGTGTATCCGAGATCGCGCCAGCTGACAGCGTGTTGAATAGCAGTTGTTTTATCATTATAATCTAGTTCTAAGCAATGACCTTGGCGTGGTCGCTTGTGATAAAAGATTTGTACAGTCCAATATTGTTTACGCACTTAGAAACCCCAATATAAATCCGATTATGAATGGCAAGGAAGAAATAATCATTAAAACAATCATTATAATAAACAAAAAGATAATTCCTTTCATTACCATACCTTGTAAAGAATTATGGTATCATTCATGCGACCGTTGGCAGCACGTCCTTCAGTTTTCAACTGCTTGAATTGACGTTCAGCGTTGATACGAGTATCAATGAGCGGAAGGATGTCAAGCGGTTTACGAAGCTTCTTGATAACGGATTTGGTTTCGTCGAAGTTGATAATACTGGTTCCCTTAACTGAGAGTCCACCCTCTTTCGCATAGTACAAGGAAATATCGCGCGTTTTAGTATTGAACGCAACCAGATACTTGGCACCGAGCAGTTTAGCTGGGTCAATAGAAGCGACGCGGAACTCTGCGTTCTCTTTCTGATACCTGAGACGACCAATAATCTTTTCGATCTTCGGCGGTTTCTTAGCACGTGGTTTGCGAGCAGCAGATTTCGTAACAGCTTTAATCTGTTTGAATTGAGTATTCATGTCAGTCAGCAGTTCGATAGTTTGCTTGACTGCTTTCCAGCTGACGTGATTGTAGCCCTCGAGAAGTTGCTCGTCTTCCTTATCGGTCAGTTCGTTAAGTTCTTCTAGCAATAAAGAATACTCAGACGACAGTTCGTCGAGGTGAAACTTGGTTGCTTTCATAGCCATCAACGTCTTATAGAAGTCGACTTTAATCTTCTCTCCCGCGAGCGAGCGCGCGATGAGATCGTCCATGAATTCAAGCATTTCACTAGGAACAGCTTTCGGCTTGGAAACTTTGTTTACGATGATAGGATTGCCGTCGTCGTCAAGTTCCGGACGCTTGGAATCTAGGACAGTATCAATACTTTGTTTGATGGTCGCGTGATACTTAGGATCGATAGTGGATCCATTCGTGTATAGACGCGCGAGGGATGCGGTGGTCGGAATTATTTTCCGAACCTTACCAGACACAGCAGAAATGTCATCTTTGCTGTACTTGTTCTTAGTCATGTATCCTACAATCCACTTCTTGGCATTGTCAGGAGTCCACTGATTGTTAAACCAGTTGAGTGCACGAACAAACTCCACACCCTCTGGGTTATGGATTACAGGTTCGCCACCAACGGCATCATATTGTTTACGCGGTTTGCGTTTCTTTTCTGGCAGAGCCATAACTATCCTTTAGATCTATTATACTACGATTTTGGTTAAAAGTAAAATTATACAACGCTAGCATTTTGCGTATGCTTGCATTGACGGCGAAATTGAAATCCAGCACAGGTGCACGTCCAGCGACCACTTTCGTTAGTGACGTGATATGTGTTTCCTTTGCTTCCTGGAACTTCAATGTGTACGATCTTGGTTTGTTGAACGACAGGCTTCGTTGCACCTTTAATCATTTTCAGGTCAAAGACATGACGCAGATTTATGATGCGATGACCGAATGGCATCGAGCTGTCTGCGAGAGCAAACTCTGTGTTGCTAATCGCATATGGCGGATTTATGACCTTTCCGCGATATGTTGTGAATCGGAACTCGTTATCCGAGAACAGATAAGATTCCTTGAAACTAGTTGTTACCTCGACTTCCGAGGAAATCAATGGCATACGGTCAAACATAGTATTCTCCTTCCATACAACCATTATACTCCTATAAACCGAGAAGTAAAATAATAAAACCTTTATAAATCAACGACTTAGCAGGGTATAAAAAACCCTTATAAATCAACGACTTATAAGGGTCTTAAAAATCAACGACTTAGCGTGTTACTTGGAAGTCGCGCGATAAATACCGTCCCAGCCATCTTTTCGCTTCATACCTTTAATTCGTTCAATCATTATGTCATAGTATTCAGCCATCTTTCCGCCAAAGTGGTGCTTTAGTTGTTCGGCTGTCGCAATCGCGTGTTTGAACTCTTGGTTGTAATAATACTCCAAGAACAATTTGTGCTTATTGATTCCTGCTCGGTCATCAGGAACGACGGTGAAAATATGTACACCCTCTGTCTTTCCTTTTACCGCGATATAATCTAACTCAACTAATGGGAATTCATCTTCGATATATTCAGCAGTTTTTGGTCCAACGATTATCTTGACACCGTAGGACTTACTCTGTCCTTCTAGTCTTGCAGCCAAGTTGACACCGTCCCCCAAGCAAGTATAATCGAAACGCTGAACAGACCCCATGTTACCCACCACAACAACATCAGTATTAATGCCAAGTCCCATACCAAACGCAGGAATCCCTTCTTTGGATATTTCTTCATTAAATTTCTCCAGATCATCTAGCATAGCTAAACCTGTACGCAAAGCATTCTTCGCGTGTTCGGCATCATCAAGAGGAGCATTCCAAAAAGCCATCTGAGCGTCGCCAATGTATTTGTCTAGCGTACCCTCGTTCTCAATAATCTTCTGAGTCATCGCAGTCATATAACGATTCATAATT